CGAGGTCGATGCCGAAGCGCCGAAACGTTCCGAACTTGTGCCGCTGCCGGGGGAACTGATAGCCCCAAACACACTCGCCGCCCCCGCGTAAATGCCGCCCGCGACTTGGAGGGCTCCGCTGCCTGAGCCGGTGCTGGCGGTGGTGGATGCCACACTTAGAGCACCCGCGCCCGATAGGGTCATCGCCGCCGAGCCAAGAGAGGTTCCGGTATACCACGCAAACGAGCCTCCTCCGCCTGTGGTCAGGAGGCTCTTAAACCACATGTCGCCCGATGTCCCCACGCCGATCCGAGAATCAGCAGTCGTCGTGGCATTATCTGTGCCGTAGAGCACAATTTTATCCCCATTAGAGTTCACTCCAAATGCCCCGGGTACTCCATATCCTCCGTAGTTAAACACCAATGTTTTCCTTATCGTTGCCCCGACGTTCTCTTGGCCGATTATTAGATTGTCTGTGACCGCGACGCCGGTGTTCACGGCTGAGTTAGGGCCAAGAACGGCGCGTGTCTGTCTGGTGATCGTACCACCCGCGTTGATGTTGCCGCCGCCGATGCCGACGTTGGTTGCGGCGGTGCCGTTGCCGATGGTGAGTGCGCCTGCGATGCTGGAGGAGGCGGAGGTGGTGCTATAAACGGTCGTGTTACCCGATGCGTCGATGCCGAGTTTACGAGCTCCCGAGATGTATAAATCTTGAGTCGAGCCATCAAGCGACAACCCTTTGTAGGCCGAGCCCGTGCGATCATACGAAAGCAGACCAGAAATGTTTGATGCGTAATAAGTCTCAAGGCCAGCCCCGCTACTTGGAACAGTGCGACCTTGGACGAATAGGCCAGCGCCCGCGTTCATCGTGCCGCCAGAGAATACCGCCCCCGCGACCCCCACGCCACCCGCGACTTGTAGCGCACCGCTCGTCGTGCTGCTCGCTGCCGTGGTGCCGAACACCTTCAGCCCGCCAGAGCCTGTGATGTCGGTCGTGCCTCCGATTAGGAGGTTGCCTGTGGTCGCAGCAAAGCGGGCTTTCTCAGAAGCGTTCACCATAAACTTTACGGCGCGATTAAGCACGCTCCCGATACCAACGGTTGTGGTGCTGGTATCGTAAAAGAAGTAGCCGTTAGCTACACCGGATGCGTTAAGATCAATCTCAGAAAATGATCCTGTGCTATTAACAACAAAGGCACCCGTTCCAGTTGGAGTGATCGTTGCCAAGCCGTTCGTCCCCTGCCCCAGCACCAGACTCGCGCCCGTGCTGCCGCCGGAGAGGGTGAGGTCGATCGCGGAAGGGGCGGTAAGGCTTGTTGCGCCGAGCGCGCCCGTGACCGTCAATCCCGTCGTTGCAATGTCCAACACCTTTGCACCGTTAGCAGCCACGCCGATGTTGCTCGCTCCGATCCGATAAAGGCCGGTCGTTTGATCGGCTGAAAACGCGAGGCTCGGATTTCCGACTGTGCCGGATGCCGCGTGCACGCTGCCGGTCGGGGTGATCGTGCCGGTTACGGTCACACCCGTGGTCGTCATCGTCGCGCGGCTCACGCCGTTGACCGCGAAGCCCATCACGTTCGCGCTCGAGCGGAAAAGTCCGGTCGTGGGCTCGTTTGTGAAGTTTAACGAAGGAGCCGCCGCTGTGCCGTCATCGAGCGTGATGTTGCCATCTGTCGCACTGATCGTAATCGAGCCCGCGCCATTCGAGATCGCGATGCCGGTGCCCGCGGTCAGCGTGGAGTTTACGAACGCCGAGCCGTTGCCGATGAGAAGCTGTCCGTTGCTTGGCACGGGCACTAAGTCCGTCATTGATGTCACGCCTCCTCCCCCGCCACCGTTGCCGCGCGCTGCGCTCAGAGTCCAATCGCCAGCCGTGCGGCTCGGGCGCTCTCGATTGCCGTCGATGTTGCTCACGAAGCTGTCGCCGTTGATCGTGACCAAGTCGAGCCGCTGGTAAGTTTCATCGGGCATCCACCGTCCACGAGGATTCAGCCCGCGCGGCTCGGCAAACTCCTTGCGAAGCTGGTCGATTTCGCCCGCGCGCGGGAAGCGCGAGAGTTCGTCCGTGACGATTTCCTTCACGGCGTGCGACAGCATTGAAGCCGCGTCCTCGATGCGCGCCTCGGCCTTTGCGAGCAGATTCGCGTTCTCCACGCGCTCGGCCATGAGTACCGAGTATTTCGCGGCGGTCGTGATTTCCAGAGCCTTTGCGAGTTCGTCGATCTTCGCGGTCAGCGCCACGCTGATCTTCGCGTGTTCGTCGGTAGCGCGAGCGATGACGAGCTGTTCAAGCTCCGAGCGAATCGCGGGCTCTGCCTCTTCGAGGTTGCGCTCGATTTCCTCCGACAAGTGGTCGCGAAGTTGAGGCATCGAATCGACGAGCTGTTTGAGCTCGGCGCGCTGCAAGACTGCTAGCTCGATCAGGTGGTCGATTTGGAATTGCGTGTCGTTCATGTGATTATTTCCCAGCCTTCGGGTGCTTGTTCGGCGTGTCCGACTTCGGCGCTTTGTCCGACGCGACGATTGCGCCGCGATCGCCGATCTTTGCGAGTGCTTTTTCTTCGCTGATTGGCCCGCCTACGACCCACGCGTCGCAAGTGCGTTTCGCGGCGCATTTGAAGTCGAAAAATTCGCAGTATCCAAGCTCGCCCGCTTGCTCCACTTCCTTTGCGTCCACTCCGATGCCTTTGGCAATGCAGTCTTTGATTCGCGGGCTCACGTTGAACGCCGCGCAATTTCCGCAGCGCATCGTCTTCGCTTCGTCCACAGTCGTCTTGAACTGTGCCGCCTTTGCCGTCCAATAATCGGCATTCGGTTCAAGCGGATTTGCCGGACCGTAGTTCGCGACATCCACCGCTTTTGCTCGGTTGATGAGATTCGCTTTGATGTCCTGCGTCTCGACTGGGCATTGATCGCCATCGGCGAACTTCTTGGCGGTCGGCTTGCTCAGCTCGATGATGCTGCGCCCGCCGATGACGCTTTCCTTCGTCTGCTCGATTACGCCAAGTTGCTTCGCGCGGTATTTCTGCACGGCGTCGAGCCAGTCCGCAGAACCGAGCGGCGTCTTGAGTGCGAAGTGGTGCTGCACCTGCTCCGATGCGACCGCGAGAGACTTCTTGTCCTCCGCCTTGTTCAGCCGCTCGACGATCGCCGTGGCCCACGAGTAACCCTCGTCCCCGCCCCAGCCGTTCCAAGCCTGCCAGCCCTTGCCCTGCTGGTCCCACGTCTCGCCTTGCTTGTCGGCCTCGTGGCGGTCGAAAAAGGCTTTCATCCGCCGCACGGTGTCTTCCGACATCGGCCGCTTATTGATGAGATCGCGAGCCCGCGCGATTCCGACGCTGGTCATCCCGCGCTGTGACATCGGCTTCTTTTCACGAATGGCGAGCGCACGGCGAGCGTTGTCGGCCATTGCGTTCGTCGGCACGTAGCTGCCATCGGCGAAGTTGATCGTGACGAGGTTCGCGCTGTTCTCAACCTGCTCAACGGGCGCAGCCGGTGCGGGCTCAGCCGGTGCCGGTGCAACGCTCGCCGCCTGCGCCTCTGCCGCGCTGACGCCCACCGCGTCGCCTGCTGCGGCTGCGGCTGCGGGTGTGCTCGGGAGTGAGTTCGTCGTGAGCCGAATCGCCGTCTCGGGAACGCCATACTTTTCGGCAAGCTGCTTCACGTAAGCGGCCTCAATCGCGATCTGCTCCAAACGCGTGAAGGCGTCCGTGCCTTCCTCCGCTGCGATTTCTTGCAGAGACTTCGCGCCCTGCCGGTTCTCGTTCATGTTCGCCGCTGACTCGCGGCCCACATCGATCGAGAGCTTCGCGGGGAAACGCCACTCGCCCGAGGTTGCGCGGCGCAACGCGTGCACCATCGTCTCGCCCGCTAGCAGCGGAGGCGGCGGGATTTCCCCGCGCGCGATGGCGTCGAGAATCACGGCGTCCTTGATCGGGTCGAGAACCTTGTCGGTGAGAACGCCCTGATGCCTAGTAAACACGCGGTCGGCTGCGGCGAATTCGGCGCGGACGCTCGGGCCTTTGTAATCCTGAGTCCCGAAGAGCACGCCCTCGGGCACGCCCACGCCGAGCGCGATTTCATGCATGAGATGCTGAACGAAGCCTGTGAACGCCTGCGACGGACGCGACGGCATCACCTCGACGCGGTCGCTGTTCTGGAAATAGCGAATCATCCCGACCTCTGTGAGCTCGTTTTTCTGCTGCTGTCCGCTCGGGAGCGAGAGCGCAGGATTCGGCTGGAACAGATTGCGCGGATTCGCGACGCCGCGGTCGTTGAAGATGAGCGCGGCCTGCTGCGACGAGAAACGCACGCCCGCCTTCTCGGCTTGTAGGATGTCGTGAAGCATCCGCGCGGTCTGAATCGCTGCATGAAAATCCGTGATGCCGCGATACTGGTCCACCCGAAATGGGTCGAGGTAGTGACAAAACTGATTCGCTGGAATGTCCTCCGCGCCGAAATAAACGCCGTCGCGACTCACGCGATAAATCCGATAAGCGACCGGCTGGCCAAAGTCATTCGTGACGATTCCTTGAAAGTAGTTATTTGAGGCGACCGCCGTGTCGTTCGGGTTGCCGATGCGAGTCGCAGGCACGAGCTGGAGCTTGAGCCCCTCGCCGCTGCGACGAATCACGAAGCCGCAGTCACCGTCCACCGGACGCTCCTCGGCGGCGAGCTGCACGAGCTTCTTGAAGCTGTGCCGGTTCGTCACGTCGCACGTCTTGCACCACGCGTGGAAATACTCGCTGATTGTCTGGTTGTAATCGCGATCTCCGGTCGTCGGCGAATACTCGTTGGGCGTTAAATACGTCCCGAACTTGCGGGAAATTTCGCGAGCCTCGGGGAAGTTCTGAACCAAGTCCTGAGCCTCATACATCATAACCACGCGGTCGCGCTGATTCTGCGATGACTCCGCTGGCTGCGCATATTGCTTCGGAGCGTAGAGCCGATTCGTCCGCGCGGCGTTGTATTCAAAAAAAGACTTTGCGACGCGAGCCTCCAGCCGTTTCAGCGCCCACGTCGGCGCGATGTTTTCGAGCGCGCGGTCGAGCCACGGCTTTTGCGTGATCAATTTTGACGCGTCGAAAATGTCGTTTTCCATGTTGTTCAGTTGCCGGTGAAGCTGACGAAGGTCGTATCGGTGGACGTGCCCGCCGCGTCCGTCAATGCGTCTTGCAAGTTGCCGAGCATATTGTTCAGCGCGTTCAAGTCCGCGCGGCTCACGCTTTTGCCGTTCAAGCTGTAACTCTGGTTGAGCAACACCGCTTGGATAGCGTCAATTGTCTTGGTCTTGAGCGCGGTCAGGGTCGCGCTGTCCAGTCCGAGAAATGGGTTGTCGAGCATACTTGTGCCCGAAACGTCAAACTAGGCTCAGTCTTTCACCGGCGTGTAGCGCACGACGTTGGCAATCGTGGCCATGCAGAGCATCATCGCCGAGGTGTCCAGCCCGTGATTCGGCGCGTTGCTCTTTACCTCGCGCCACTCCCAGACGCCAGTGCGAATCTCCACCTTCGACTCGCCCTTGAGGTGTTCGAGATAGAGCGGATTGACGTCTGCTGGCAGGAGCCACTTGAGATCGCCCTTGGCCTCTAGCGCGTTCGCGAGGAGGTCTTTGAAATAGTCGCCGCTCCAGTCGTAATAATAGACGTCCCCGCCTCGGTAATCACTCACGCGCGGCTCGCTGAACGGAAAGTTAATCAGCTTGTCGCTCGCATCGTCGCGCATCGTCCACGTCTTGCGAGCGTGCCCGCGCATCCCGCGCCAGCCAAAGTCCGCACAGTCACGGTCCACGTCAGCCGGTCGGTAACCGCGATCTTGAGCGACGCACGCGTCTTGCACCTTGTAGCGGTATTGCATCTGGCGAAGCTGGTCCCGCGTCTCGATGCGCCCGAAGTAAAGTTGCTTGTAGGTCGGCCCCGTCGCCGATGAGAACGCCCCGATTTCCACCCACCAGTGATCTTGCTGGCGGTCGATCGACATGAACCGGATGACCTCGCCGTCGATGCCTTCGCCGTTGCTGAACTGGGCGACGGTGTAGTCCGACTTTGTCACGAAGAGATTGACCACCTTCTTCTCGACAATCCACGGCCTCGCCTCGCGCTTCGTGCGAAACTCGATCTTCATCTTATCGTCGCCCTGCCGCACGTGGTGATTGTCGGCCTCGCAGAACTCCTCGACGAGCAGGCGCATCGGGCGACTTACAACCGCCTCGACGCGGAAGCTCTGAATCTCCGACGGCGCGGTCGGGTTCATCGGCACGAAGCGGCCGGCACGCTTCCAGCCGTTGCGCGTCGTGTCGGTGTCGGGCGATTCGTGACCGCAATGCGGGCAGCGGAACCGACACGAGGCGACCGCGCGCGGCACGTCCCACGTCTCGTCATCACGCTTTGCTGCCGCATCCCAGACCACGCCGCCCCGCAGCCCCGTCTCCTCGTTCTTGTCGAGCGCAAAGGCGAGCGGGTGAACCTTGCGGCACGCTGGGCACTCGGTGCTCCACTCCTGCTGATTGCCTTGGCGGTAGCTCGTGTCCTCCACGTTGCCGGTTTCGAGGTCCATGATCGGCGCTTGCGAGGTGTTGTAAATCTTCGAGCGCCCGACTTCCTCGAAGCGCGAGACGCGGGCGACGGCGTGGCCATACACCTCCTGCCATTTCGGCAGCCAGATTTCGTCGTTGATTTTGTAGCGAATGGACTGCGATTGCTGCGACGAAAGGTTCGCGGGATTAAGCAGGAAAAAGAAGCCGCCGAAGTAAATCTCGGTCGTCGTCCGGTGCGGCCCGACGCGCGGGAGCATCGCCGCGACTGGCTTGCACGACTCAAAGATCGGGTTCAGCCGCGACTTCGCGTGCCGGTCGATCATCTCATCAGTCTGCATCGTCCACGAGATCGGCCCCGCGTCGTTGCAGATGAGCCACGGCACCCAGATGTCAGCGACGAGCGTGCCACCGATCTGCACGGCTTTGCGAAAGTGCACGCGGCGCACGAGCGGATTTTGGAGCGCGTCGAAGATTGGAATGAGCCACGGGGAAATCTTGACGTTGAAGGGTCCGCTTGTCGCGTAGGACTCGGGCAAAATGATGTGCTTGCGCGCCCACTCGTAGATCGGCGAGCGGTCTGGCTGCGGCAAGCGCAGGGTGGCGCATAGGAGGTCGGAAGCAGTCACGCTTGCCCCTCTCCCTCCCTCGACCTATCCAGCGCCTCACCCTCAAACGTCGCAATGTTCGCGTTGATCACCTCCCGAATCTCGCCGAGGATGACACCGCCCTCGACGTTCAATTCTGCCGCGTTCATTCCCACGCCGCGCGGCCCCAGCTCGACTTCGAGCTTGAGGCGCAGGAGCAGGTTGAGCTTTTGGCCCAGAGTGACCAGCATCGCCTCGACGACTTCGCGGTCGATCACGTCACCGGCTTCGCGCTCGTTTTTAGAGCGGGCGAGGCGGATTTGCTCGCGCATTAACTCGGCTTTGAGCTCGGCGAGGTTCTTCGTCGCCACGTCCTTCCCGATCACGTTCTCCGCACAGAACTGCTGCCACGCTGCGAGGTTCTCGCGGCGTCCGTCCTCGTGCTTCTTCGGTGCGTCGGGGAATCGGTTGCGCGCGTCGTAGATCGCTTGGCGGGACAAGCCGAGTTCCTTCGCGAGCGTGCTCAGGTCCTTCACCCAGCCGTCGAGCTGGCCGGTCTGGAAATCGTTTAGCGCCTTGCGCTCCGAGGTCGTCAGCGTCTTGCCGGCCTTGAGCTTCTTTCCGATGTTGGAAAGATTGGCGTTGGCCAGAATCTCTGCGGTATTTTTCGCTTCAATGCTCACAGTTTGACCGGCGTCTTTCCAGTCGCGTCAGCCCAGCGTTGAATCGCCACAGCGACATAAGCCGGATTCAGTTCAATCGCTCGGCATTTCCTGCCTAACTGTTCGCAGGCGATGATAGTCGTCCCGCTTCCACTGAATGGTTCGTAGACGAACTCGCTTTCGTGATTACGAATTGGTCGGGCCATGCACTCAATCGGCTTTTGAGTGCTATGACCTGTCTCTGATTTTGTCGGATTTGGAATCTGCCAAAGCGTTGATCGATCACCTCTAATTGCATAGACTCTTTTCGCTTCGTCTTTTGCCACAAAAATTAATTCATCTGGGCGAGTAACATCATCAATATTCTTCCATAGCGTGCTTTGTGTTCTGTCCTCTGTAAATTTTGCACTCTGGCCTTTCTTTACTGCGTACCAGCAAGGCTCATATTGATGATGATAATTTCCGCGCGAAATAGAAAGTCTATCTTTTGCCCATATAATTAAATTCCTAAGTTCAAATCCAGATGCGTAAATTGAATCCGCAACAACCGGACTATATTTATCAGCGTGCCAAACATAGCAAACCACGCCGCCTTGATTAATAAAAATTTCCCATGTCTTAGTCCAATCGGCTATGTCATCATTCATGACTTTTCCGGTAGCCATGTCTCCGCTTTCTCCTCCGGTAATTGCATCAGCCCTCCAACTTGCATCGTAGTTCACGCCGTATGGTGGATCGGTAACCATCAAAAATGGTTTATCTCCAGCAAGGACTTTAGCTACGTCATCTGTTTTAGTAGAGTCTCCGCACAATATTCTGTGCTCACCTAGCTGCCAAAGTTGACCAAGTTCGACATTCCATTTTGCTTTTAATTCCTCGGCTTTATCTATTTGTGGCTCGGCATCGATTGCGGAATCGCCAGCGAAGTCTTTGGATATTTTATCCAGATCACCTTTCACGAATCCGAGGTCGGCCAAGTCAACGCCTTCATCTCGCAAAGACTTCAGCACCTCCGCAAGCGAATCTTCCCACTCCGCCAGCTCGGCCGTCCGGTTGTCCGCGATCGCAAACGCCGTGGCCTCGACGCCCGCCAGTTCGGTGCGCACGATCTGGATTTCGGTCCAGCCGAGCTCCTGCGCCGCGGTCAGCGTGCCGTTGCCGGCGAGGACGATCCCTTTCGCGTCCACGACGATGGGCTTTTGCTGACCAAACTTGCGCAGGCTGGCTTTGATCGCGTCGAGGTTGCGGCGAGAGTGCTTGCGGACGTTGCTTGGGTCGAGCGAGAGGTCGGCGACCGAGATGGTTTCAAAGTTCATGTGTAAAGGTTGTCAAAAAAACGAAATGGGATTTTTTGCTCTAGGTCGCTTAACC